ACCATTCTGCCACGAGAACCCGTGAGCTGAGAAGGACCTAGGATCTTCCCAGAAGCCGACCATTGACTGCGAGACATTCTGAGTAAGAGCTGAGAACAGAATGACCCAGTGGAAGCCGTACACAAAGTACTGGCGAACCGTTCCGGTGTCTTTCTTCTCATGCAATTCTCGCATATCGTATCTGTCGAGCTTGTTCATCAATTTCACGAGTAGCCACTGAGGATGCTCGGTGAGGAGTTTCGCGATAGAACCGTCGCGAATTCCATTTAGAATGTCACAGGCAGTCCGATAGGCAGCTAACATGACCTTCGGGTCCTTCTTTGGCTGATCCCAAGGAAACCCTGCGCTGCTCTTCAGGTTGAGTTCAAGCCATTTGTAGTCTGGCATTGTTCCCACCATATCTCGGACATAGTTCGGGCGCCAAGGAAGCAACTTACAGACCTCCTCAATGGTCGAGGGTTCCATATAGTACTTTCCTGGCACCTTCACGGGGCCGGCCGCTGACACCCACCGGCGAATGCAATCAATCATGGGTCCGTTGGTCACAACTTGATGAATCACTTGTGAGCCTAGGCGTCTTACCCAGTTGATCTCCTCTACGGTATCCGTCTCGGTATTGCCAGTGACTATTACGCCATAGCAATCCGGAGCTTGTGCTACGAGTCGGGTTGTATGAACGACGGTACAAATGTTCTCTTTGCCGCCACCCTTCACGTAGTGGGGGTCCATCGGATCTCTAGGGATACCCTCCACTGGCACAAAGTTAACGCTATAATTGCGCACAAGGTCACGCACCGTCTGTTCCTTAGGTCTACCTCCAATGAAGGTATTGAACTCAGACCAGTACTTGCCTTTGATTACAAAGGGAATCTCTGCCAGAAGGCTCGGATCGAGCTGATTCTTCTTGGCGGCCTTCTTGGCAGCTCCTGAGCCTTCTTGGACGACTGGGATTAGGGCCACAGTCCGTCCTTCTTTAGCACTCGTAAGAGCTTCCAAGAAAGAAACATTGCCGGGGCGTGCCCCCTGCCTGTCACTCTCCTTTTCCTCCGCTCGCTTAATGACGTTTGACTTTGATTGTTCTGCCATCACATAACTTTTGCGGTGTTTCTAACAGTTTTGCCCCTGAAAGATGGGCGGAAGGAGGTCCTTGCTGCATGGCCAGCAAAACCCCGGCCAGACCTTGTTCCTCCTGTGGAGGTCCAAGATCCAGAAAGGGTCCGTCGCTGGCCACCAGCTAATAGACCCCCACGGGGGCTGAACGACAGCCCCCAAAGAAAGAGACGAGTC